AATACCAGCTAACCCGCCTGCCTTAGATACTGCAAAAGCAAAGCCAGCCCCCCAGTGCCCTAATTCAGCAACAATACCTAATCCCATAAGTCCCTTAATTGCAGTCGAAAGCAATGCGAATGCACCGACCGATTTTGATGCAATTAATGACGCAAGAGATACACCATAAAAAGCAGCTGCTAACCCACCAAGAACAACACCAGTTTTAAAAACTATTCTAATTAAATCATTATTATTATCGATAAATATGCTTATTTTTTGTGCGGCTGTTGTTGCCGTTGTAATCCATCCCCGCAAAGTTACTTCTAAAGATTTACCAATCGCATTCTGTACGCCTTCGACAGCGGACATTAATTTAATAAATGAACCTGTTAAATTATTATTCATTGTATCAGCGGTTTTTTTTGCTGTACCATTTGCAGATTTTAATATTGTTTGTAAATCTGAAAAATCAGCATTAACGGAAGCTAATTTAAGTGCCGCAGTTTGACCGCGTCCAAATAAACCTTCGAAAATTGAAAGACGCTGGGCACTACCTAAGCTCTGCACACGTTTACCAAGGTCGCCAAGAATAAATGCTAATTTTCGTATATTTCCATATTGATCTACAACTTCAACCCCAATATCTTTTAATGTTTTTTGTGCAGATGTTTTAGATAAATTTTTAAATGCACGTGCAAGAGCAGTGCCAGCCATCGAACCTTTAATACCATTATTAGCTAAAATGCCGAGTGCCGCCGCCGTATCCTCGATAGTTTCGCCTGCTTCCATCGCAAGCGGAGCTACGTATTTCATTGATTCGCCAAGGTCAAACAAAGTTTGTGCAGAATTATTCGCAGTTGCGGTCAATACATCAGCGATTCGAGTTGTATCATCCGCCGACAATCCAAATCCACGCATTGCCGCCGCCGCAATTTCCGCCGCATTACCAAGTTCCGTCGCCGTCGCACGTGCAAGATCTAAAACACTGGGCATAGCCGCCATTATTTGAGTAGCCTTATAACCTGCTCGACCAAGTTCTGTCATACCTTTTGACACTTCTTGTGCGGTAAAAGTAGTTGTACGTCCAAGCTCTTCCGCAAGTTGCGTCAACTGTTTAAAATCATCACCAGTTGATCCAGTTACGGCTTTTACCGCACTCATTTGAGAACTAAAATTAGCAAAAGTTTTTGTTGCAAACAATAAAGGAGCAGTAATCGCAATACTTGAAACAGCAAAATCCTTAGCAATATTTTTCATTGTATTACCAAAGTTCTGTAATTTGCGTTGTGCTTTTTGCAAACCACCAATTAAACCTTTATCATCAAGGTTTAATTTTACTTTTGCTCTTCCGATTACTTTACTCATTGTTTTTTACCTCAATAGGTCTACCGACAAACCACCCCGCCAAAGCTGTAATAAAATAGCCATAATTATTCTTCGATTTTATTATGAATAATCTGAATGCCTTCTTTAATTTCTGCAACTTCAACTTTAGTAGCCTTACGATTTTCAACTTCCTCGAAAACTGTAATTACGTAATTTAACGCCGCGTCAAGACGTGCGAGGCTCTTATTGTCGGCATCATTCGGGATAGCCTTCTCTGCCACCCTAACCGCCGTAATAAGAGTTCCCTCATATTTAGCCCATGTCGGCTTTTTAGTATAGAGTTTATTCAAAAGATAAATCACTAAAGACGCAATTAAAGCAACACAAGTATTACTGTTTAGCATTTCGATTACCGTTTCCATTTTTATTCCCCTTTTTTTTAACCAAAGATTTCAACGCCTTAAAGCCCATTTCAGTGTCGTTAATTATTGCCTTTTCTTTTTTCAAAGCATACGGATTAAAAATTTCAGCATCAATTAAAGGCTTGCCTTTTTCACGATTACAGTTAATGTAATTTGTTGCAAGCAAACTTGTCCTCGACCATTCCGACCGTTCTTTTCCTTCGTACATCCAAACTAATTCACGTAACGTGAACGGATCAGGATTTATTCCGATAACTCCGGCGATTTCATAACAGATTCGGAGTCCATCTCGTCGATCAGTTTGTTTGCTTTTTTCAACTGTTTTTCCAGTTCCTTTTCCGCTATGTCCCGACTTTTTTGAAATGCTTTTTTCAGTATCTCGCGTCGGGACTTCGGGAAAAAATCTATTACCGCGTCGATCATCGCAATCGACGCATGTTCTATTGCATCGCCGGACAATGCACTTAAAAAATCATCAGTTGACATTTTCCGTTCGGCAATCTGATTATGACAAATTTCGACTAAACCCTCTGCTAATTTAACCATGTCATTAACCATTAAATTAATGCCAGTAAATTTATCGGACAAAACATCAATGTCAATACTGCGTAATCTTTTTACAGTGGCTATGTCAACTTTACAAATCCATTCACGATTTTCGTTATCACGAAAAGAATACATATTTACCTTTCATTTTTTTAAGAAACAGTATACCAACTTGGGGCACGAGTTGAATAAGTCGGTTTTGCAGTTACAGAAACAGTAACTACTTCTTCAAGAGATTCATTCCGAGTAAAATTAATAATGGCATAATCAGCGTCTAAACCTTCGACACCGGAAACCGCGACAGCACCACTAAGAATTAATAAAGCAATCGCATCGCCATCAAACCAAGCTTCCTGCAACGCAGTGAAAAAAGCATCGCTACTATCCCACACAATATCGAAACTAACCGAACCATCTTTCAGCGTTCCGACAGTCGCCCGCCACCCGTCGTTTCCACGTGTAGTCGCGTCCGCTTCGCCCTTTTCAAGATTAAGGGTTACGTCCTTTACATTGTCCGCTTCCGTATCCGCAGTGCTACCGGCAGTACCATAATACAACACACAATCCATTCCTAATACAACAGCCATTTTTTTCTCCTTTACTTAAAAAACTACTAAAATAATTTATACAATTATTCTTCTTTTTTTACAGACGCAATATTATATAATTGAGTTACCTTAACGATTAATGGATTCCCTTTTGATAATAATCGTTGTTGTACTTCTTCAAAAACTACATTCTCAAAACCAATTTTAATGTGTTTATCATCAAACATAATAATTTCAATATCATTGCTATTATCAAAAGACGTACTTTTACCAGTTTTGGAATCAAGTAATTTTATTTCAAAGCCAAGAAAAGTATCTTTATTCGGAAAAACAATATCAATTTCTGGTAAACTCATTTTTTCTCATTTCCTTAAAAAACTACTAAAATAATTTATACAATTAGTCTTCTTTTTTTACAGACGCAATATTATATAATTGAGTTACCTTAACGATTAATGGATTCCCTTTTGATAATAATCGTTGTTGCTCTTCTTCAAAAACTACATCCGTCAAACCAATTTTAATGTGTTTATCATCAAACATAATAATTTCAATATCATTGCTATTATCAAAAGACGTATTTTTACCAGTCTGGGGGTCAAGTAATTTTATTTCAGAGCCAATAAAAATATCTTTATTCGGAAAAACAATATCAATTTCTGGTAAATTCATTTTTTCTCCTTTAAAATAATTTCTTATATTCCTCTGGGAAAAGTTTTTGAATAGTCGGGGATGCTTTATCAATCGATACCATTACCACCGGTCGCTTTTGATAAATACTATTACGTCTCCGTCCGCCTAACTCGTGTAACTGTGCCGTTTCCCAGCCGCGATAATAACCAAGTTCAACACTTCCCTCGCCTCTATCAACATCAAAAATAATAGAATCTCTTAAAAATCCAGTGCCGCGACGATAAGGCTTTCCGGGTAATGCTGGAATAAATTTACTTCCAAAACTTGATAAAGATTTAGCTTTTTTTCTTTTCTTAGATGGTGCAATCATTCGCCTTGCCGTTCCGCGTAAAATCGCACCAACCCGAAACAAAGTCTTTATTTTCGCACGTTTTAATTGTATTTCAATTTTCTTGAAATCACTCTTAAATGTATACGTCAATTTAAATTTCATAGTTTATTCCCGAGTACCAATAATTCTAACTGTAATAATTGCCGCAAAAAGATTTTTAGTTGACAAATAATCAGGACTATAAATCATCGGAGTTTCAACAATTAAAGTTTTTTCGTCTGCATTGTCATAAGTATAACGACGTAATCCGAGATATATTTCGTCTGCAATATCGACCATAGAATCAATAGCGGAATCAGTAAGACATTTTGAAAATATAGCTACGTCAATTACATATTCAGCTTTATCTTTTGCCCGCGATAAATTAGTAATCGTTTGTTCTATCGGTTGCACCCACACGACCGTTCCGGTTATCGACTGAATGCGGTCATGGTGGATATAAACTCGTTCCGGCGTAACGCCGGTAATAGATAAATCATCAACAATATCTTTAACCTCTTCGGTGATTGTAATTAATGGAGCAGCCATAAACCCTTTTCCTTTAGTTTGTTTTTACGTTCGTTTCGACGATTTATCTTTTTGCTTTTACTTTCAAAACAATCTCGACAAAGTTTATTTTTCTTGTCTCTGTTTTTTAATTCAATTCCGCATTCTACTTTTAGAATAATGATTGGCGTAGTACCAAGTGCGGTGTTCTTCTTGTCAGTAGTATTAGCTGTCAGTGATCTCATTTGTTATTCTTTCATAAAGGACATATTGTGTAATGTACCGAATGGTATCTCGTATCCATATGGATCTTGAACCCAGCAGTTTTAGCACGTTTGCACCAATCGAAATCCTCTGCTGGGATCTCACTACTCATGTAATTATAGTCTATTGCTTCCATGACCTTCCGACTAGTAAGCAGACAACCACCACCTACTGCGTCGCATTCGAAGAGTTCCTTGTCACTTGTCGCAAGACCGTACTCATTCGGTTTCACTTCACTCAAAGCGAGCCTTACCACCTGATTACCTTTGATTGTTCTAATGTCAGCACTACAGACATCAAGCTTATTATCAACCATTTTAAGCAGGTTCTTCGGTGGTTGCATATCTGAATCAATCTGAAACAGGTAGTCGCAACCACTGTCAAGAAAAGCCTGTCTTATGTGCTTGCGGTTCTTCTCTATAGGACGTAGTTCGCTAACCATGATA